CGCTAAACCATTTGGATTTTCTATTCTAACGAAATATGTTCCATCAGTTGCTAAAGTAGCATTGATGGTTAATTGAGTAGATGAATTTCTTGTAACTGTGTCTGCCAATGTGATTGCACCAGTAGTAGATATTAATTCTACGTTTGGAGTAATCTCAAAATTAGTACCAGTAATAACTATTTGAGTTTGTGTATTATCTATTGTGTTAGGAGTAATAGAAGTAATCGTAGGTTTTGTTTCTGCAACACCTGTTAAATTACTTCCATCTATTGCTGGTAATACAGCTGGAAATACGGCATCTGTTAATTTTGCTGAACCATCTAGTTTAGTAAATTCATTAGCTGTATTTGCGTTAGTATATATTGTAGCAATATCTCTAGCCTTAGTCATAAGACCTAGTACTCCTTATTGATTGTTAGTTTATTTTATTAATTAGCTGGTGGTGTATAACCAGTCATAGCAGTTACTTGAGCTTGAGTTAAACCAAGTTCTAATAACTTATTATTTCCAGCAAGTGCGTCAGCTTCTTTTTGTGCTTTAGCTGTTGCTTGTGCTTGTTGTTCTGCTTGTGCTTGAATTGCGTCTTGTTCTTTTTGTGCAATTTCTTCAGCAGTTAAATCAACTTCTTGTGTTCCATTTGGTGTAATTATTATTTTTTTCATATTTTACTCCTTAATTTTTTAATCCATAAACAAGTATTTTTTTAATAGCAGTTATATTTCCACCGTCTGGCGTAAATGTAAAACCAGAAATAGCACCTGTAGTAGTATTATTTAAACCCCAACCATTAAGGTCATAATGGTAACCACCACCATCATAAGAGTGAGTATGATAATGCATTCTTGGATATTCTGTTCTTGCATTAGCATTTGGATCAAAAAATGTAAATTCTCCACCTGAAGCATTATCTGCATTAGTACTTTGCCAACCAATTATAATCCTGTTGTAATTAGTATTACAATTATTTCCGTCAGTAGCACCACTAAGGAAGTCAATATATTGTGCTAAATGTGTATAACTGCTAGAAGTAATTGCTGTACCACCTGAATTAAAACGAAGCCAGATTTGAGTATTAGCGTCTTTTACCAAACCATAATAATATACTTTGTATATATCGTAAGAACTAGAAAAATATCCATCAATACTAACTGTTGCTGAAGTTGAAGTAACAGAAGTATCAAGTAGTTTAACCCAATCACTAGACACAGTTGACCAACTAGGATTTGCACCAGCACCGCCAGTTTGTAATACTTGACCAGCAGTACCAGCTCCAAGTCTTTGCAGACCAGAACCATCACGATAAACTAAATCGCCTTGAGTTGTTAATGTTGTTGTTAAGTCTGTACCATTAGTACCATTTGTACCATCAGTACCTTTTGCTGACATTTGTTCAAAGTAAGTCGCATTAGTTGGAAGGTTTCCTGTACTTGCTAATATACAAATGTATGACGAACCATTGTATTCCACAACGTCATCTATTGTATAAGCTGTTGCCCCAGAATAAGTTCCCTTCCATTTGAACTTAATTGAGCCAAGATTTACTGTAGCCATATTTTTATTTTCTCCTTATTAGATTGTAGCTATTAGTTCGCCATTACTTAACGAGAAGGTAAACCCACTCGCACTAAATAAAACATCATCAAAGTTGGCGTATTCACTTTGAGAAATATTATCCACTCCTTGATTAGTAGTAGTGACTATTAAGTCTCCATTACTATCTTTGTGAAATCCATAAACTTCTGCTGAACTTGCGTTAGCAAATTCTAATGCTGTACCACCTGAATTAACAACAAGTGCTTGTCCTGCTGAACCAAGTGCAGGTACATCATTTGCATCTGTAATTGAAAAGTTTGCTAATTGGAAAGTACCAAAAGCAACTACCATTAAAATATCGTTAAGATTTGCAGGTGAAGCTAATACAATAGAAGTACCTGAAGTTGCTGTGTAGTCTGAATTAGCTAACTTCACGCCATTCAAGTACAGGTCTAAAAACCCTGCGTCATAAGAAAGTGAATTTCCGTTACTGTCTGCACCACTAAATGTCGTTTGACCTGCGGTTGCTGTATATTCAAATCTGTTTGCTGTTCCGTTTACTGAAGAACCTGCATTAATCCAACCACCTGAAGAATAAACCTTCATAGTGTTGGAAGCAGTATCAAAATATAAATCTCCTACGTCTAATGAAGTAGTCGGTGCTGTAGCTGATATTCTATATCTTTGACCAAATTCATTTACAGAATTTATGTTGGTTGCAACTGTTCCAATATTATTTGCACCTAATAAATCATTACCAACTGCATCAACTTGATTGATTGAACCTGCAACTGTATCTATTTCTGAAGTAGCTTCATTTAAGTCATTAGCTACTGTTTGTAATTCTGCAATTTTATCTTGAACGTCTTGAATATCAGAAGCAATATTTGAAACTGCTGTAATATCAGTTCTAATAGTATTTAAGTTTGAAATTTCTGTATTTAATCCTGCAACTGTCTGTACTTGTCCACTAATTGCATTTACTCCTGAAATATCTGTTCTGATATTATTTAAGTTTGTAATTTGAGTTCCTAATGCACCTAAAGTTGTTAATTGAGAACTTAAATTACCTAATGTGTTAATATTGTTTGTTGGACTAATCTGACCTGCAACTAAATTAATATTTGTAGAATTTGTATCTACGTTAGTAATATTATTTCTAATTCCATAGATTGCTGAAAGTTCAGTATCAAGATTTGCTAAAGTAGAAATATTATTGGTAGGTGAAATTTGTCCTGCAACTAAATTTACATTTGGAGAATTGGTATCAACATTCGTGATATTGGTTCTAATATTATAAATAGCTGAAAGTTCTGTATCTAATCCTGCAAGTGTAGAAATATTATTTGTTGGAGATATTTGACCTGCAACAGTAGAAATGTCTGCGTTGTTGTTTGCAACATTTGTAATCTGTGAATTAATTCCTGCTAATGTAGAAATATTATTAGTAGGACTGATTTGACCAGAAACAGTATTAATATTTGTTTCGTTGTTTGCTACATCAGTAACATCAGAAGCAATATTAGCTACGTCTGTAACATCAGATGCTATTCCTGCTACTGTTGTAATGTTAGGTAAATTGGTTGATATAAATTGTTTATTTACAGCATCAGTATCATTTACTGGGTTTGCTAAATTCTTAATTATTTTATTATTAGCGTTATATTTATCGTCAGTATCTAAACCTAATTTTGAAGCACTATCGTCTGTAATTTCTTGAGCAATGTAAAAGTTTTGGTCTGCACTTCTATCTAAATCTTGCTCTGTTAAAACTGAACCATCAGTAAAGTCTACTAATCTATTATCATTAGGTGTTTCTCTTTCAATTCTAATAACTACTCCATTTGCAGGTGCAGTCGTAAATGTCAAAGTAGAAGAAGAAATTGTATATGCTGAAGTTAAAACTCCATTCAAATATGCTTTAACGTGAGTTACATCAATGTAAGGAAAAGTTATTGAGTACTGTGTAGTACTACCATTACCTGTGTAAGATACTTGTGCTAAATATGACATAGTTTATTAATTTCCAAAGTTAATTATGGGTTGTAATTGTAATTTTGAATTAGGTAGACGATTTCTACTTATTTCAATTTGATTTCTTTTATTATTTTTCTCTGCATCTTTTAAAGATAATTTTTCATTATCTGAAAATTTGAAGTCTTTCTTCTCACCTTCAAATTTTGTCATTGTTTTTTGTTTGTATTGCTCAACAATAAATTTTAATCTTCTTAATTTTTCTCCATCATCAGAAATACCTTTTCCAATTGTTATTGGGTCAGAAAGCAATTTATAACTTTCTGTTCCTATTTCTGTTTCTAATGCTTGTCTTAAAGTTTTTCCGTTAATTTTTTCTGTAGATAAAATTTGATTTATTCTATCCCAAGCTGAAACTTTACCATTCTTAAATTGTGGGTATTCAACTAAATTATTAAATTTAGAAAATCCATTTAAACCTTTTCCAAGTCTTACAATTTCTTGTGCAACAA